AAATTTGGTAGACTAGAAGAATGGTTTCAGCCAGAAAAAGATAAAGAATATTATTTACACGTTGACTTAGCTCAAAAGCATGACCATTGCGCCGTAGCAATGGCACATGTTGATAGATGGGTTAATGTAAAGGTTACAAATGAATATTCTCAACCAGCGCCAATTGTAAGCGTTGATGCTGTAAGATATTGGACTCCAACATCTGATCAATCAGTTGATTTTACAGAGGTTAAAGATTACATATTGTCATTAAAAACAAGAGGGTTTAACATCAGAGTGTGCACGTTTGATAGATGGAATTCACACGACATGATGCAGCAATTAAAGTCATATGGAATTAATACAGAAACTTTATCTGTGTCAAAAAAGCATTATGATGACATGGCAATGATTGTTGCAGAAGAAAGACTTTCTGGTCCAGCAATTAAATTGTTAATAGACGAGTTACTTCAATTAAGAATTATGAGAGATAAAGTTGACCACCCAAGAAAAGGTTCTAAGGACTTGGCGGATGCTGTATGTGGATCAATATTTAATTCAATTAGTAGAACAAGGCCAGATAATAATCAGGAAATCAGAATTCATACTTACGAGTCAATGACATTTGACGATGACTTTAGCAAAGATAATCCAGATGTTTCTGCAGTTAATATGATAAGGGCGCCAAGAATGCCAGATGATTTAAAACAAGCGATGGACAGGATGATGATAATATGAGCGAATATCAAGATAGAGCAAAAGCATGTAAGTGTTGTGGAAAACATGTTCCGCTTCCTACGGTACTAAAAGAATACAATGGAATCACGCTATGTCCAACCACATTTGCAAACGTAATAGAATATAAAAGAATATGGAAAAATTTAGGAGCTAGACCATCTGGTAGTGTAAGAAAGCATTTTTCAGACTATGTTCAACAAATTGTAGAGCAAACAATAGATAAAAATGAGGATGGCAGCCTTCAATAGGGCCTGCTGTATAATATATGTATGAAGAGGTCCACATGGATAATCATGACGAAGAAATAGCACGTTATCTAGAAATGGGTGCTATAGAGATTGAAGGCGTGGACGAAGAGGGAGAAATAGTCTATTCTATTTCTGATTCCGCAGAAGAAATTGCTCCAGAATTATGGAGTGCTCATATAGAATATGTAGATAATGCCTTGCTAGATTTATATCAATCTGGTTTAATTTCTATTGAATATAATGAAAATTTAGAAGCAACAATAAATTTAAGTAAAGAAGGATACAATAAAGCAAAGTCTATGGGTCTTATTGAAATTGACATAGACAAAAATATACCAAACGACTAGGAGAAAAAATGCCATACAACGTAAAGCAAGGTGTAGCTGGGTGCAAAGGTTATGCCGTAGTAAACGATAAAGGAGAACTAAAAGGTTGCCATCCTGGTAAGTCTGCAGCGATGGCTCAAATGAGAGCTCTTTATGCTGCAACCGTCAATGAAGAAAAAATGAAAGAAAAGAAGAAAAAAATTTACTAGACTTAAAAAAAATAATTTGATATAATAAATGTGGGTCGCCATTAGGGGCCCACATAAATTAACTTATTCGCTTATGAGGAGGAATAAAATGGTAACAACATATACATGGGACCTATTCAAGGATCCCTTTTTTATTGGCTTCAATCGTGAACTAGATAGACTTTCAAGAGTTCACAGCCACGCATCAAACTCAACATACCCACCATATAATGTAATTAAAACAGACGACGAAGATACATTTTTAATCGAAGTTGCTGTGGCGGGCTTTGCCAAGGAAGATCTTGGAATCACTGTTAAGGATCAAACTCTTACCGTAAAGGGAGAAATTAAAGATTCTGCAGAAGACGCAAAGTTCGTGCATAAGGGTATTGCAACTCGTAAATTCACAAGAGAATTTGCTCTTGGAGAATATATTGAGGTTACTGGTGCTGAGGTTTTAAATGGTATGCTCACAATTAAATTAGAGCGTATTGTTCCTGAAGAGGAAAAGCCAAAAACTATCAAAATCAAATAATATAGTATAATATAAATCTGCACCCCGTCACTGGGGAGTCGCAGATTATATGCGGGCCGCTACCCGCAGGATAGACCTGAGCATGTCTCAAAACTGCTCATATAAATTTAAGGAGAAAAATGTACGAGTATCGTGTAAAAAAGCTTGTGGGAGTCGTAGATGGAGACACTATTGACGTAGACATTGATCTTGGATTTAATGTTTCTTATTCTCAAAGGGTAAGACTTGCGGGCATTGATACTCCAGAATCAAGAACCAAAGATAAGTTTGAAAAAACTCTAGGACTTGAATCAAAAGAATATCTTAAGATAAAATTAAAGGATGCACAAGATATTGTAATAAAAACCCAACTTCCAGATTCTTCTGAAAAGTATGGACGAATTCTCGGATGGCTATTTGTTAACGGATCAAGCACATCAATCAATGAACAAATGATTGAAGACGGATATGCTTGGGGTTATATGGGAGAAACTAAAGTAAAAGACTTTGCTGTTTTGGCTGAAAAAAGGAAAAAGAGCGGTAAGTAATGCCATCTTACGACTATAAGTGCACAATTTGTAATCATTCTAAAGAAGTAAATAAACCAATTAGCGATGCAACAATGACTGAGCTTTGCGAAAATTGTGGCGCTGCGATGGTTAAACAGTTTGGAACATTTGGTATTCAGTTTAAAGGATCTGGTTTTTACAAAACAGACAATGTAAAGTAGTTAACTAATTTCATTTAACTTAAATTAGATGATATAATTTCAACGTTACTTAAACAAGTTATGTAACATTGGAGAAGTCTAATTGACTAGGAAGTTAAAGCTATTCCTGCTAGGCGCTTTTGTAAGCGGCTGGCTTTTTTTAGTTGCCCCATCAATAGCATATGGAACAGAGTCTGGCGGATCAGAACAGGTTGTTGTAAGTCCAGCACAACAGGCAGTCAACGATGCACTTGGAATAGCTACAGCAGAAGTTCAGCAAGCAATAGATGCCACAACAAGTGCTACAACTGAAATAACACAAGCACAAGCAGAATTATCTTCAGCTCAAACCGCTACATCTAGCTTGTCTATTTTAGTATCAGCAGCACAATCAGAGGTAAATAGTGTTCAGACCGCTATTAACTCTATAAACGCTATTGATACAACTGTTACACAGGTAGATCAAAGTTCTCAAATAATTCAAGATGCCAAAGATACAGTTATTGATGCTCAAACTGCTATAAATAATATTAATGTAACTACCTCTCAAACAGAAATATCAGAATTAACATTAGCAAGAACTGAAGCGGTTTCTGCACAAGCCACAGCACAAACAGAATTAACTCAAGCAAATATAGCAATTGATAATGCTCAAAATGCTGTAAACGCTTTACAAGCAACCATTGGAACAAGTACAAACGTTTTGGCTGGAGTAGATGATGCTGGCATCCTTATGAATTTACCATTTAATTTGTTAATGGGAGGAACTTTATATAACAATGTTTATGTAGGATCTAACGCAACAATTACATTTGGTGTAGATGAAGGTTGGGTATATTATCAAACACCTAATGCTCCTTCAGTATCTATAGCGGGATGGGATTGGACTACATGGAGTACTGGAACTGGAATTACTTATTCAACAACTGGATCTAGTTTAGATATTGCATGGGATCTTCGTCCATATCCTCAGCAAGATGCGTCGACACAAATGGTTCAAATTAGATTTAATGCTGATGTAAATCCAACTGATGGTGCATGGATGGCAAATGTAACCGCTACTGGGCCTATTCCAAATGGGGCTAGATTTAATTATAGAGAAACTGCTAATGGGACAATTACACCAATTGAAGATACAAATACAGGTTCTGGTTTTGCTGGACAAATAAGTCAAGGTTCAACATTTACTCCCTATGTTGACCCAAATACATCGTCAGTTCAATCTGCAGTAGATTCTGCAAACGCAACTATTGCTCAATTAAATCAAAGCTTGTCCCCAGTTGTTGCTCAAAATACTATAAACAATTCTGCTCTTTCTACATTGCAATCAAATATAAATTCATTAAATAATACCGTAAACTCAGCGGTATCTACTAAAACAAGTTTACAGACAACATTAAACACAAGAGCAACAACATTGACTAATACTATTAATAGCAATATTCCTACCCCAGCCCCAATACTAGCAGAGCCAATTGTTGATGGAACTACCGTAACTATTGCTCCTGAATTACCAGAAGGATATACAGCAAATACATGGTTTTATCAAGTAATTACAGACGACCCAAATGCAGAAAATCCTTATGAAGGTCAAACTTTAAATACTGATGGTGCCCCAGAGTCTATTCAATTAACTGGTTTGACAGAGGGTGCAACATATACAATTAGAGTTGCTAACTGGTCTGGTCCAGTAAGTCAATATTCTGAAACTACTATTTCAATTCCATTAACACAAAGTTCTAATTTAACTGGTGGAGGATCAACACCAATTGAGCCACCAGCAGAAGAGCCACCAGCAGAAGAACCACCAGCAGAAGAACCACCTGCTGAAGAGCCACCTGCTGAAGAGCCACCAGCAGAAGAGCCACCTGCTGAAGAACCGCCTGCTGAAGAACCGCCAGCAGAAGAGCCACCTGCTGAAGAGCCAGTTGAAGAAGAAGCTCCATTAAC